TGACATGGCAGGTCTCTGTGCAAGAAATGATGCCAATAACTTCCCATGGTTCTCACCAGCAGGTACTGCAAGAGGTGCAATCCTCAATGCAGTAAAACTGGCATATAATCCATCCAAGTCACAGAGAGATAGACTCTATTCAAATAGAATTAATCCTGTCATCTTTGCACCTGGATCTGGCATTGTTCTTTTTGGTGATAAGACTGGTCTTGCCAAAGCATCTGCTTTCGATAGAATTAATGTTCGCCGCTTATTCATCTATCTTGAGGATGCAATCGCTGCTGCTGCAAGAGATCAACTCTTCGAGTTCAACGATGCAACTACCAGAACAAACTTCGTAAATATTATTGAACCATTCCTCCGTGATGTTCAGGCAAAGAGAGGTATTCAGGAGTTTAGAGTTATTTGTGATGAAACAAATAACACTGCTGCGATCATTGATAACAATGAGTTTATTGCAGACATCTTCATCAAACCAGCAAGATCAATTAACTTCATTGGTCTTTCCTTTATTGCCACCAGATCTGGTGTCTCATTCGAAGAAATCATCGGAACCGTTTAATTTTAGAGGTATCTAACAATGGCATTAAGAACAATTTCAGATTTTAAAGCTAGACTAAAAGGTGGCGGTGCCAGACCGAATCTCTTCGAAGTCAATTTAGGATTTCCTAGAGCAATCGGTGGTCCCGTTGGAGCCAACAATGATGTAACCAATTTTCTGGTTAAGGCAGCTGCTCTACCAGCATCAAACGTCACTCCTATTGACATAAACTTCAGAGGAAGAACTCTGAAGGTTGCTGGAGACAGAACCTTCGATACATGGACAGTTACCATCTTGAATGATACCAACTTCGAATTAAGAAGTGCATTTGAGAACTGGATGAACAAAATTAATAATGTTGAAACTGCTGAGGGATTAACAGATCCAACAGCATACGTTGCTCCTGCTGAAGTAGCACAACTCGATCGTGACGGATCTGTTTTGAGAAAATATAAGTTCTATGATATCTTCCCAACTAACGTTTCTCAAATTGACCTATCATTTGATACCACAGATACCATTGAAGAATTCACAGTAGAATTCCAAGTTCAATGGTGGGAAGCAGTTAGGGGTGATAGCCCTGCTGCAGGTGGCGCTGATATTAATTGATAAATAGGTAATAAACGCGGTTCTAATTTTATAAAATGGCAAAACTTTTTGGATTTTCTATTGACGATTCACAACAGAAACCAAAATCTGTATTATCCCCCGTTCCTGAAACCAATCAGGACGGGGTTGATAATTATATTGCTAGTGGATTTTATGGTCAATATGTAGACATTGAAGGTGTTTACAGAACAGAGCATGATCTAATCAAAAGATATCGTGAAATGGCACTGCACCCAGAGTGTGACAATGCCATTGAAGATGTTGTAAATGAAGCACTGGTAAGTGATCTCTACGATTCACCTGTCGAAATCGAATTATCAAATGTTAATGCAAGTGATAAGTTAAAGACAAAAATCAGGGAAGAATTTAAATTTATTAAAGAGATTCTAGATTTTGATAAAAAATCCCACGAATTGTTTAGAAATTGGTATGTTGATGGAAGACTTTTCTACATGAAAGTCATTGATGTCAATAGACCTCAAGATGGTATTAAAGAATTAAGATATATTGATCCCCTAAAGATCAAGTACGTTAGACAAGAAAAGAAGAAAAATAAAATCCCCATTGGCAATGCAATGGATGCTGCAAAAGATCCTAAAAGCATTTATCAACCAGAGTTTGAGGAATATTTTCTCTATACACCAACACCAAACTATCCAGTTGGTATGCTTGCCGGATCATCTGCAAATAAAGGTTCTGTAAAGATTGCAAAAGATACAATCACTTATTGCAGTTCGGGTCTTGTTGACAGAAATAAGGGAACTGTTCTTTCATATCTCCACAAAGCAATCAAGGCACTCAATCAACTGAGAATGATTGAAGATTCTTTGGTTATCTATCGTCTGTCTAGAGCACCAGAGCGTAGAATTTTTTATATTGATGTTGGCAATCTTCCGAAGGTTAAAGCAGAACAATATCTCCGTGAGGTAATGTCTCGCTATAGAAATAAACTTGTTTATGATGCAAATACTGGTGAAGTTCGTGATGATCGCAAATACATGTCAATGTTGGAAGACTTCTGGCTTCCACGTAGAGAAGGTGGTCGTGGTACAGAGATCACAACTCTTCCAGGTGGTCAAAACCTTGGTGAACTTTCTGATGTTGAGTATTTCCAAAAGAAACTTTATAGAGCACTTGGGGTTCCAGAATCCAGAATCGCAAATGATGGTGGATTCAATCTTGGTAGATCTTCAGAGATTCTAAGAGACGAACTTAAGTTTTCTAAGTTTGTTGGAAGACTTAGAAAGCGTTTTGCGAACATGTTTAATGACATGCTTCGTACTCAACTTATTCTAAAAAATATTGTAAGTCCAGAAGATTGGGAAACTATTTCAGATCATATTCAGTATGATTTCTTATACGATAATCAGTTTGCAGAGTTAAAGGAGAGCGAACTGATGAACGATCGTCTTGGCATTGTTGCCACAATGGAACCTTATATTGGAAAATACTTCTCTGTTGATTATGTAAGACGTAAAGTTCTTCGCCAAACAGATGCGGAAATCATTGAAATTGATGAGCAAATTGAAAACGAAATTAAGAATGGTATCCTTCCAGATCCATCACAGATAGATCCAATTACAGGAGAGCCACTTCCATCAGGAGATGATCCCGGAATGATGGGAGATCTTTCCCAGGAACCAAATATGGATAATCAAGCATCAGTTACAGATGCACAAGTGCAAAAAGACACAAAAAAAGCTGAGATATAAATAAGTATACATCATATATAAAATTTTTATGGAAGATATTATCGATTTGATTGCAACAGACTCTTCCTCTTCAGATATTTCTGGAAGAGTAAAAGAAGTTTTGTTTGCAAAAGCAAGTAAAAAATTAGATGCTCTTCGCCCAGCTGCAGCAGCATCAATATTTGACGCTAGTAATCCAGAGGAATCTGAGGAAGAATAATGATCACAAAGATAATTACAACACAGGTAGATACTGGTGTCAATGCTGGTGCAGCAACTAGCATTAGTGATGCAACTTGTGTTCGTTTATATAACAACACTGCGGGTATTGTAACAGTTGGAGTTTGCACCGCTGTTGGTGCAGCATCAACTAGTTATTTTGAAATTCCTGCAGGATCTGTTGAATTTTTATCAAAGGCAGCATCTGATGTTATCTGGTCAGATGGCACTGCAATTAGAGCAAATAAAGTAGCATTCACCAACTAAAATGAAACTCATCACAGAAGAAATTTCATCGGTCAAATTTATCACCGAAGGTAAGGGCACTTGTAAGAAGTGCTATATTGAAGGAGTTTTCCTTCAGGGAGACATTACCAACAGAAATGGTAGAATGTATCCAATGTCAACACTTTCCCGTGAAGTAGCAAGATACGATGAAAACTTCATTCAGAAGGGTCGTGCTTTAGGTGAGTTGGGTCATCCCGATGGTCCAACAGTCAATCTAGATAGAGTATCACATAAAATTATTTCACTCAAGTGCGAGGGAAACAATTTTATTGGTAAGGCACAACTTCTCGATACCCCAATGGGTAAGATTGCACAATCCTTAATTAAGGAAGGTGTTTGTCTTGGAGTTTCTTCTCGTGGTGTTGGTTCACTAAAGATGACCAATGAAGGTCATAAAATTGTCGGTGAAGATTTCATGTTAGCAACTGCTGCTGATATCGTCGCTGATCCTTCTGCTCCTGATGCTTTTGTTTCAGGAATTATGGAAGGAAAAGAGTGGGTTTGGGAAGGAGGAATTCTCCGTGAACAACTCGCTGAAAAGACACAAAAAAGAATTAACACTCTTGTTGATCAAAGAAGACTAGATGAGCATAAGTTGAATTTATTCAATGAATTCATCTCAAATCTTTAATTTATAAATAAATATAGATTAATACAAAAATATCTAATCAAATGTCCGTTGGTAGCAATTTACAAGAAATGGAAAACGTAGTAACCAAAGGCGCCGCCAAAGCAGATCCAATGCAGAAGCTGTCCACAGGTATTCCTGATGGTCAAACTGGCAATTGGGAAGACCTTGGTGGACCTACCCCAGAAAATTACAGATCAGACGACGACTCTTCGAAACTCAAAGAGCCTGCCGCAACCCTTTCACAAGTAAAGGATGTTGTCAACAAAGGCGCTAAGCCTGCAGATCCTATGCCAGCCGGTGTTAAGGAGGAAGCAGACGAGGTAGAAGAGGATCAAGAAATCGTCGCTGAAGAAGAAACTACTGAAGAAGAAGTAGTTGAAGAAGTTTCTGAGGAAGAAGAGTATGACATCGAAGAAGATGTCAATGCACTTCTTGAAGGTGAAGATCTTTCTGAGGAATTCCAAGAGAAAGCACGTACCATTTTCGAAGCTGCTATCAAGTCAAGAGTTGCTGAAATTAAAGAGCAACTCCAAGAGTCATATGAAGAGGCTCTGAAAGAAGAAATTCAATCTATCAAATACGAACTGACTGATAGAGTTGATGCTTATCTTGAGTATGTTGCTGATGAGTGGATTTCCGAAAATACACTCGCAGTTGAGCACGGTCTTAAGACCGAAATGACCGAATCATTCCTTGCTGGAATGAAGAAACTTTTTGAAGATCATTATGTAACAATCCCTGAAGATAGATATGATGTGCTTGAGAGCATGGTAGATAAACTAGATGAAATGGAGTCTAAACTCAACGAGCAAATCAATAAGAATGTTGCTCTTAATAAGAGATTAGCCGAGTCAGTTGCTGATGTAATCTTTGCAGAAGTTACTGAGGGTCTTGCACTTTCACAAAAGGACAAACTCGCTACTCTTGCCGAAAATGTTGAGTTTGAAAGTGAAGCAGACTATCGTGAGAAGCTGGTAACGTTGAGGGAATCATATTTCCCAACCAACGCTGGTACTCAAAGAGACGATTCAGAAACAATCTCTGAGGAAACAACTGAGCAATCATCAGCACCTACCGGTCTGATGGAGGCATATCTTCAGAGCCTGAAGAGAGTTTCTAAAAAGTGATTTTTAGATCATAGTTCAAACTAACTTTTTAAAAGAGGTAAAATCAAATGCAAGCGTTCAATCAAGAACACCTGCAGGAGAAGTGGGCACCACTCCTTGACTACGAAGGTCTTGATCCAATCAAAGATTCACATCGTAGAATGGTAACTGCCGTTCTCCTGGAGAACCAAGAAAAAGCTCTTCGTGAAGAGCGTGAGTTTCTCTATGAAACTCCAACCGTCAATACTCAAAGCAGCACTGGAAATCCTGGTTTCTCAGGTAGTGCTTCTTCACCTGTTGCAGGTTTTGACCCAGTTCTGATCTCATTGATCAGACGTGCAATGCCTAACCTGGTCGCTTATGACCTCGCAGGCGTTCAGCCAATGAATGGTCCTACTGGACTCATCTTCGCAATGCGTTCACGCTATACCAACCAGAGCGGTTCGGAAGCGTTCTACAATGAAGTAGATTCCGCATTCTCTGGTCAGGACACCGGATTCGACAACACCAATGGTTGGGTCGATGGCGCGGTTGGTCTTGGTACTACCGCTCAGCAAGGATCCAATCCTGGTCTGCTGAACCCAGTCTCATCCGCAACTGGCACTACCTACAACGTAGGTCAGGGTATGAGAACCGATGAGTCTGAAGCACTCGGTGCATCAGATCATTTCAACGAGATGGCATTCTCGATCGAGAAGGTCACCGTTACTGCTAAGTCACGCGCTCTGAAG